GACAACTCCGGCGCGATTACTGCCGGCGCAGTCGTGCAGTTCATGTCAGGTACAGTTGGTGGCTCTGATGCTCTCGTCGGCCTTCATTCAGATGCCGCGGGCCCGACTGTTACTAACACACTTTCTGCTCAAACACAGCTTGATGCTATTTGTCGCAATGATCCGGATCTGGTCGGCAAGCGTGTTGCTATTACTTCTGTCAATCGTAGTGTTTTCAATAGGCTTAATCTTGATAATTTGGTGGGGATTGCGTATACCGGCTCCACCGGTAATTCAGGAGGCGTTAGTGGTTCTTTGGTACGTCGTTTAACTTGTTACTCGGGATCCCGCGGCCACAATGACTCTACGACAGTTAGCAAAGACCAAATTCTTATGGTTTGGGAAGCTACTACTAATTCGGCAGCTGGTTTACGAGATCTCACGGGTTCCCTCTCGGGCCATACCGGCGTTTCAACTCTGGGTTTTGAATATCCAACGGCTGATGCATTCAGTGCGGTTTCTGGCGATCATGCCATTGGAGCCGTTGTTGGCGGAACTGAGTGGCTCTTAGAGTCTGATGGTACCACGGTTAGCGGCGTTTTTAGTGACGTCACGACTGACATTCCCGAGATCGACATCAAGGTCGACTCGATAAGTGTCACCGCTGTCACCAAGAAGCTCAAAGCCAAGTGGACTCCGGAATTGGGACAGGATCTCAATGCCTACCACAACTTGGATGCCGAAGTCGAGCTTACTAGCATTCTTTCTGAGCAGATTGCTCTAGAAATTGATCGTGAGATTCTTGAGGATCTGGTCAAGGGTGCTACTGCTGGTACTTATCACTGGTCGCGTCGTCCTGGTCGATTCGTCAATCGTTCGAACGGTACTGTGGTCGAAGATTGGGCAACTGGTGGTATTGATGATGCTGATAACTTGCTTGGTGCTGACTTTACCGGTAATGTTTCTGAATGGTATGAGACCCTTGTCGAGACCATTAATGACATTTCGGCGCAGATCCACAGAAAGACTCTTCGTGGTGGTGCTAACTTCCTGGTTACTTCACCGGAGGTTGCGAACATCCTTGAGTTTACTGCTGGGTTCCGTGCTGACGTCACGGCAGACTCTGACAAGGGTACTGTTGGTGCCGTAAAGGCAGGTAGTATTTCCAAGAAATGGGATGTCTGGGTTGATCCCTACTTCCCGCGTAACTTGGTTCTAGTTGGCCGTAAGGGTGGTAGCTTCCTCGAAAGTGGCTACGTATACTCTCCTTATGTCCCGCTACAGGTCACCCCGACGATCTTCGGTACCGAGGACTTCGTGCCCCGTAAGGGCGTGATGACTCGTTACGCTAAGAAGATGGTTCGACCTGATATGTACGGCCTCGTTGTTGTACAACATATGCTAGGTTAATAAAATAAAACCATAGGCTTAAGAAGCCCCGCTTCAGTTTTTCAATTGAGGCGGGGTTTTCTTTTATTCGAATACTAATTACAACATAAAGGAGGCATCATGAATGGCCGTACCAACGTTAACTCCAGCCAGTCAGGTAAGTGCGATCACGCTTCCGGTTACCGGAACAGAATCTAGAGCACAAGCAACCACATCATATCCCTTTGGTATGTATGCTGATGTTGGAAGTGACCTTTATGATACAAATTTTATATCTGGCGCACTAGATCAAGTTGCCTATACATATAAAAAACTTGGCGGTGATGTTTTAGATGTAGAACTAACGGAAGAGAATATATATGCTGCCTATGAAGAGGCGGTATTAGAATATTCATATATTATTAATATTTATCAAGGCAAGAGCGTATTAACAAATGTCCTAGGCGCCGCAACTGGTACTTTTGATCATGATGGTCATTTGACCGGCCCTCTTTCAGCAAGCCTGGAGGGCAAATGGCCAGCGGCTCTTAAATTTCCAAAATTTAATTTCGCATATGCAAGAAGAATTGGCGATCGTATGTCAGAAGAAGTATCTGCTGGCGGCCTGACGACTGAATATTCTGCTTCATTCGCCACCGGCGACAAACAACAAGAATATGATTTGCAAGCGTTGATTAAAGTAGCTAGTTTAGAGTCTGATTCTGCGTATTATAATCTGGTGGGTAATAAGAAAGTTACAATTAAGCAAGTTTATTTTAAAACTCCTCACGCAATGTGGAGATTCTATGGATATTATGGCGGGATGAATTCAGTGGGTAACTTGTCTACATATGGTATGTTCGCGGATGATTCTACGTTTGAAGTTATCCCCCCATGGCAAAACAAGTTGCAAGCCATGGCCTATGAAGATGCTATATACACAAGAAATTCACATTATTCATTTGAACTAAGAAATAACCTTTTAAGATTACATCCTGTTCCCACCACCACCACTCCACAAAGATTTTGGGTTCGCTTTACCGTTCAAGAAGATGTTTGGATAGAAAGTTCCACCAGCGAAACAGGATTGGACGGGGTTAACAACTTAAACACCCTTCCGTTTGCCAATTTGCCCTATAGGAATATTAATAGTATAGGCAAACAGTGGATAAGAAGATTTGGATTATCATTGGCAAAAGAAATGCTAGGCCAAATCAGAGGAAAATTTGCCACCATTCCAATTCCTGGAGAATCAGTCACCCTTAACGCTTCAGACTTATTATCACAAGCGAAAGAAGAGCAAGAAAAATTAAGAGAAGAACTAAAGACGATATTGAGCGAAATGACTTATGATAAGTTGGTTGAAACTGAATCTAAGATGATAAGCAATACAAACGAAGCTTTCAAAAATGTACCGGCCGGCGTTTTCGTTGGTTAAAGGGGTGAAATATGCCAGATGATTCAAAAAAATGGTCTCAGCCGGCCGCGCCGCCGCCGCCTTTATTTTTAGGCAAGAAAGAACGTGATTTAGTTAAGCAGGTAAATGATGAACTTATTGAGAGAGTAATAGGACAGCAGGTTTTATATTATCCGATAAGCACAAAACATACTGATTTTCATTCTTTATATGGTGAAGCAATTGAAAAGACATTTTTACCACCTATTCGTGTTTATGCACTAATAGAATGGGAAGGCATACAAACCAGTACAGATAAATATGGTTTAGACAAAGATACTAATATGACTGTTCATTTTCATAAAAGACGTTTAACTGAAGATCAAAATTTATTTGTTCGCGAAGGCGATTTTGTTTTGTACGGTAGTCTTTATTATCAAATAGTTTCTCTGCAGGAACAAAAACAACTATTTGGCCAAATTGATCATCGATTTGAAGTAACAGCGAAGTGTATTAGATCCAGAGAGGGTTTGTTCGATGCCAGTTGATGATAAACAAAAGTCTGTACGTACTGGCTTGGAAGACCCTTCGGTAATTAAAGAGATACATATACAGCCAGCGAATATTGAAAATATTGATTTCGCTTTGTACGACTACATCGATGGTTTAAATATATTCACCACAACCAACAAGGGGTGGAAAGAAACTCCTGTTATCTGGGTCACACCCGAGCGCGCCTTCCAAATCAAACACAATAAAGATTTTAGAAATATTGAAGGAGTTTTTACTTTGCCGGCCATCACCATTGAAAGGAGTTCAATAACAAAAGATTTATCAAGGAAAGGTGGTATTTTTGGAAATGCGCTAACAAACGAAAGAGGCGGAGCCATCACAATTGCAAGAAGAATAAATCAAGAAAAAACTCAGAAATTTGCAAATGCTGATTCTTATCGACTCAATAAACAAGATAATTTTCCAACAATTGGTGCCGGCAATAAAGTATCAAAAAATAAAAAAGTCGTATATCAGACGTATACAATACCTGCTCCAACATATATCGAATTGCTGTACTCTGTTACTTTAAGAGCGGAATATCAACAACAAATAAATGAAATGATTGAGCCGTTTATACGCATAGGCAGCCACATTAATTACGCTACTCTAGCTCGCAATAATCATAGATATGAGGCGTTTGTACAGCAAGATTTTTCCGTAGAGAATAATATTTCTAATTTAGAAGAAGGGGAAAGAAAGTACGAAACAAAAGTTGATATAAAAGTTTTGGGTTATATCATCGGCACAGGTAAAAATCAAGAGGGTTCTAAAATTATTGTTAAAGAAAACTTTGTTGATGTAAAAATAGGAAGAGAAAGAGTGGTAATGGGCGACATTCCGGGGACAACACAGAACTTGGAAAGCGATAAACAATTCAGAGATTAATTTAGAACTCTTATGGAGTTTGGATTTAAATGTTACTATTTATTAAAGAATTATAATATTAGCAACAAGCTTATACAAAACTAATTTTATATGTAAGGAGGCTAAGCAATGTCAGTCAAAAAGTTTAAATTTGTTTCACCAGGTGTTTTTCTAAATGAAATAGACAAATCACAAATTCCAAAGGCAGCCGTCGGGGTTGGGCCTTTGGTCATAGGTCGCTCTACGAGAGGCCCGGGCAATAGACCAGTACAGGTATCATCATATTCTGAATTTATACAAATATTTGGCTCGCCTAATCCCGGCGTCCCTGGAAAGGATATTTGGCGATCCACTGATGGATCCGCTGCGCCTACATATGCAGCATATGCAGCACAGGCTTGGCTGGCAAACAATTCTCCTCTGACATTTATGCGATTAGTTGGCAAAGCTCATGCTTCTGTGGCAACTGACTCAGCCCGAGCCGGTTGGTGGACTTGGGATGGCGCCACGAAAGGCTCAATGAAGACAGTTTCTGCTTCAGATACTGGCGGCGGCGCATATGGACTCTGGCTTGTTCCTTCCGCTAGCACCGACGACCCGCTAAATGGTATCGTCACGGCCTTCCCGACAACTGGCACACTGGCTGCTGTTTGGTATGTTGCAGAGGGCTCTGTTACCCTATCGGGTTCGACTCGCGGCTCACCCGGTATCGGAGGCACTGCAGCAACCGGCACTCTTGCACTCGATACCAGAGATGACTTGGCCACCGGCGACGGCGCTATTCTCTCTGATGGAGAGAACACCCTCAACAAAGGTATCTTTATAAGATCATTAGATAGAACTGTATTAGACGGTCAGCAAATTATTTTTGACTTTTCTGATAACACGGAATTCTTAGACGGCGCCGGGGCAGCACTTCAGAATCATACTATTACTATAATCAATAACGCCGACGCGACGAGTACATCCGCCGGCGTCCTTGGTACGGTTGGCTCTCATGAGTGTCGTATTTCTTGTAGAGGTTCCGACAGCGGAGATTTGACCTCCGCGGCCACTTTGGCTAATCGTATCGTTCAGGCCTTAAAGCGTGATACCGGCTATTCTACAGGCGGCGGCGAGGCCGGCACGACCGAAGAATTTACCTTTGGAGCTTCATGGCAGCTGGGCGGCACAGCCGGCACGAATGATGACACCGCCGGCGGAGACTCCGGCGGCCTAACAACAACTCCTCTGGTGGCGTCTGTTGTTAACACTGACGGCGTAAAAATTCAAGCTAGAGGCTCTCAGGGTTCCGGCGTTGCTGATTATGCCAATAACTACGGGTGGTATGGCGGCCCCACCGGTGATACTTGGTCAGTAACTCCAACTATACAGTTAGCAGGTGGTGGCATCATGACTGATGCCGATGTCACTAGCGGTACTAGCACCGGTGCTTCCCGGGTGCGTCTTAAGACTGAAGGTGGTGATATAAGTGAGTTTACTGCGAATGGAACAGGCAGTTACGGCTTTCTCGTCAACCCGCACCTTACTGAAGCAACTGCTGATACTTTGACTGCCGAGAACTTGAAGGATGCTATTCACGCGCATGCTAATTGGTCTGCGGTTCGAGCGGGTGATATAGTCACTGTCACAAACAACGCTGACGTCGGCAACGCAGGAAATAGCGCGACTCTTTCAGTTGTTCCTACGCCGACTCACGCTGCGTGGACAGTGCAGGGATATGGGGATACTCTCGATGAAAAAGTCTTCATCTTGGGCGTTGAAACTACACTAGGGGAGTCATTTGTAACTTCTTCCAATTCAAATATGATTAAATCTGCCGGCCCCAATGCGCGCTTTGTCCTCGACATCCGCGATAATGCCGGAGCAGTTACAAAGTCAGTTACCTTTGATTTTGCCGATGGATCTTCAAAACACGTTCGAAAAGTTTTTGATACAAATCCAACATTGATTAATTCCCTTATTACAACAAATTCTAAAAATTATTGGCTAGGTGAAACATACGAAAAAGCTGTCGAAACACATGTTTTAGCCAGCGCTGGTTCTCAAGAGGGTGATATTTTTGGTGTTGTGTTGGGCCTGGCAAAGTCGTCCGGCGGTGGCGCCGACGAGCAATGGGCTAATATGAGAATGGACGCTCAGCCGGCCAAATCTCCTTGGATTTTTAGTCAACATATGGGTCCAACAGGATCTATGAAACCTGCTGATTGTCAACAACTTTTCCGCTTTGTTTCACACCAGGCCGGCCAATGGGATATGCATAATCTAAAAGTTGCAATTGAGGATATTATGCCATCGACTAATGATAACAATCCTTTTGGCACCTTTACGGTTGTTATCCGCCGACTTAGGGATCACGATCAAGAACAACAAGTTGTGGAACGTTACAGTGGGCTTAGTTTAAACCCTGCTTCAAGAAATTACCTTGCAGCTAGATTGGGAGATCAATTTACAAGATTTGATACAACCCAGCGTCGCCTGAGAACATATGGCGCATATCGTAATAAATCTCAGTATCTTCGTGTTGAAATGAATCAAGAATTAGATGAATCAGGCATGGATCCGGCTTTGCTACCATTTGGTTTCGAAGCCCCTCCGCGCCCGTATAATTTCTCAATCCTTGGTGAGGCCGCCACCCCTTACGTTGAAGGATCTACTACGACGGCAGCTGCCGTCGAGACCAAGCAATTTGCGCAAGGCGAATCGATCGCATATGCCGGCAAGTCCGGTGCGTTTATCAGTGGCACCATAGGCTTTACCGGATCCTTCAAGTGGCCGACAATTACTTGTCGCGCATCTTCTGCTGATGGTGGGTTTAGTGATCCCAAGAAGGCATATTTTGGCTTTTACTCTGGTAAAACAACGTCAAATACAGATTTTGAACCCAGCACGCTAGATTTACTTCGTCCTCTTCCGCAATACCTTAAAGACGAAACTCATACTGCGGGAAGCAATACGGTATCTCCATTCTACTTTACATTGGATGATATTAGCGGCTCATTTACTTCTGATAGCCCAAATCCGGACGACGCAAATCACGTTCTGTGGATCTCTGGCTCACGCGCTGGTACATCTACTATCAACGGGTCATCGATCACCGCGAAGACGGCCGGCTTAGCCAATGATGGTACCGCCGGCGAAAGCAATCTATATCCGGGCGGCTGGCGATTCTTGCTTCAGAAACTAGGAATCAATCGTTTTATTGTTCCTATGCATGGCGGTTTCGATGGTTTGGACATCACAGAGCGCGAGCCCTTCACAAACAAAATTTTGCTAGCCGCCGCCGGCGATTCAAAAACTAGTTATGAATATAATACGATAGAAGAGGCAATTGATATTATTAGCTCTGTGGAGGATTATGAATTTAACATTGTTACAATGCCCGGTATTACTAACGCCGGTCTTACAGAAAAGCTCGTTGACGTTTGTACCGAGAGGGGGGATGCTTTAGCAATTATTGATTTGCCGGATGTATTTGTGCCCACTCCGGAAATTAAGAAAACCAACACATACGATAGATATGGCAATGTAAGAGAAGTTGTGGCAAACTTGCAAGATCGTAGCATCAATTCAAGTTATGGCTGCACATATTATCCCTGGGCTCTTATCACGGATGCATCATCCGACGTCAACTTAAAAGTGCCTCCTTCGGTGGTGGCTTTAGGAACGATGGCATCTTCTGAGGCGTCTACAGAACCATGGTTCGCGCCCGCGGGCTTTAATAGAGGGGGCCTGAGTGCTGGATCTTCCGGATTAACAGTTATTGGTGTCACGGAGAAACTCTCTGCTAAAAACAGAGATAAGCTTTA